CTGAGGGAAGAGCTAGAGCCCGGTCTAAACGCCTTATTCGGGCTTGAATATGACAGGTATGAAAACGAACATGCTGAGATCTTTGACGAAGAATCATCAGATAGAGCGTTTGAAGAAGAAGTAATGTTAGCAGGCTTTTCAACTGCACCGACTAAATCAGAAGGTGGAGCTGTAAGTTTTGACGATGCACAAGAAACATTTACTGCAAGATACACACACGAGACTATCGCATTAGCTTTCTCAATCACAGAAGAAGCTATCGAAGATAATCTCTATGACAGACTTGCAAGTAGATATACAAAAGCATTAGCTAGATCAATGGCACAAACTAAGCAAATTAAAGCTGCTGCCATTTTGAACAATGCTTTTAGTACATCAAGTGCAATCGGCGATGGTGCTGCATTAGCGTCTGCTTCACACCCGACTATCAATGGTAATCAGAGCAATATCTTATCAGTGGCTTCTGACTTAAATGAGACATCATTAGAGCAGGCATTAATTGATATTGCAGGTTTCAAAGATGAAAGAGGCTTGAAGATCGCAGTTAGAGGTACGAAGTTAATAATACCAAAAGAGTTACAGTTTACTGCTGAAAGAGTATTAAACAGTAATTTAAGAGTTGGAACTTCTGATAATGATCCAAACGCAATCAAGAACATGGGTATGTTACCTGAAGGTGCAGTTGTAAACCATTTCTTGACTGATACAGATGCGTTTTTCATTAAGACAGATGCTCCAAATGGTTTTAAATACTTTAACCGTGCACCGATCAAAACTGCTATGGAAGGCGATTTTGACACAGGCAACATGAGGTTCAAGGCTAGAGAAAGATACAGCTTTGGTGTTTCAGACTGGAGATGTGTATTTGCAACTCCGGGTGCATAAATAATTTTGCATTTCGCATAAAACGAGGACAGTGCTTGCTGTCCTCGTTTTTTTTATGTATACTAAAAGCACCTTGACAGAGAATTAACTCTGACATTTGCCAAGACAAGGAGATATACATGGCTAATTCAACCTTTTCAGGCCCGGTGAGATCTGAAGGTGGTTTTACTTCTATAAGTAAAAACGCTTCCACGGGCACAATTACAACACTATCTAGTATCAATTCAAGTGGTATCACATCTTTTGATGCTAACACTATGCCTGTAGAGGCTGGTACCGGTATTACTGGTGGAACAGGAACCATTTACAGAAGTTCTGTCCAAAGAGTTGGTGGTATAATAACAACAAGAATATTAATAGACTTGACTGGTTTAAGATCAACTGCATCTGGCGACATTATCGGTGTTAACGGTACATCTAATGTTTGTCACATAGGTCAGATTACAGCTGCTAGAAATGGTACAATCTTAACGGGTAGTATGGAATGTTTTGAAGCACCGGCAGGCGGTGATCCGGACATTAACGTACATTCTGCAACAGAGGGAACTGGTGTAGAAGACGGTGCTATCTCAAGTTTATCAGAAACATTGTTGGTGAATGCTGGTGATGCAACACTTGGAAGTAAAGTTTATTTTACTGCTGTACCAGCCGCTGATGAGTTTTTATATTTAACTCTCGGCGATACAACAGATGCCGATTATACAGCCGGTAAATTGTTCATTGAATTAATGGGCTACGAAGCTTAGTTAGGAGGCTAAAATGGCAGGTTCTGACGTAAGGACGAAACGGATTACTGGCACGGGTTCGCTCGCTGTTGGTCCCGCTCGTATTAGACAGATACAGCTTAAAACGGCATCGGGCACTCCACGACTTACTGTTACAGATGGAAGTGGCGGTGCTACGGTTTTAGATTTAGATTTTAACGCTTCTGACACACATTCTGTGAATATTCCTGCTGAAGGAATAAGGGTTAGTGATATATTTGTTGGCACTTTAACAAATATTACAGCAGTAACTTTTTTCTTTAACTAGGTGATTTGTGTCTAGGCGTAAATCAAAAATGCCGCCGCGCAATAAAAAAAACTTCCGCCCCACTAAATCTGGGGCGGGAATGACTGAAGCTGGAGTTAAAGCATATCGTCGTGCAAACCCCGGCAGTAAATTAAAAACTGCTGTGACTGGTAAAGTCAAGAAAGGCAGTAAGGACGCTAAGAGAAGAAAGTCTTTTTGTGCTAGGAGTGCGGGTCAAATGAAAAAGTTTCCAAAGGCAGCCGCTAATCCGAATAGTAGACTAAGACAAGCTAGAAGAAGGTGGAAGTGTTGATGGCTACCAAGAAGGAAAAAGATTTTTTGCATGAATTAGATAAAAGATTAGCTGTTTTAGAAGATACAATTGATCGTCTTGAAACTAATCATTTGAGTCATTTACAAAAACAGATAGACAAGATTGATGCTCGTATATGGGCTATCATATTGGGCGCTGTGTTGCAGTTAGTTGGCATAGTTTCAATATTTATAGGGATGAGTAACTAATGGTATTAACAGGTAAAGCAAAACGCAAAATCAAGACAGTTGCAAGTAAATTAAAAAAAGCGTCTAAGGCACATGCAGGTCAGTCCAAAATATTATCAGGATTATTGAAAAATGGGAAACGGAAAAGATCCAAAAAAAGGAACGGGTAAAAAGCCAAAAGGCACGGGTAGACGTTTGTATACCGACGAAAACCCTAAAGATACTGTTAGCATAAAGTTTGCTACTCCAGCAGATGCAAGAGCTACAGTGGCTAAAGTAAAAAAAATTAAAAAACCTTATGCAAGAAAAATACAAATCTTGACAGTTGGTGAGCAAAGGGCCAAAGTTATGGGTAAGACACAAGTGGCAAGTATATTTAAAAAAGGCAAAGAACAGATAAGAAAATCGAGGCAAGCATGAAATCAGCAGTTAGAACTGGACCCAAACCATCTAAACTAAATGTTACTTACTTTAAAAAAGGCGGCGCAGCCAAGAGCAAAGGTAGTAAGATATGTCCTGCGGGTAAAGCGTGGGCTAAGAGAACTTTTGACACATATCCAAGTGCATATGCAAATATGGCAGCTTCAAAATATTGTAAGGACCCTAACTATGCGAAGGGTGCAAAGGGTAAAAAATAATGGGCGCACTTAAAGATTGGGTAAAACAGGACTGGGTTCGCATAGGAACTGATGGTAAAATCAAGGGAAAATGTGGGACATCTAAGAATAAAAAGAACCCAGACCGTTGTTTACCTAGAGCAAAAGCAAATAGTTTAACACAATCACAAAGAGCTTCTACTGCTAGAAAAAAGAAAAAAGCAGGTGCAAAAGGTAAAACTGTGGTCGGAAACACACCGGCCGCAAAGGTTACCAAGATGGGTAGCGGTGGTCGTGTTCCAGAAACAAAAGCAAAACGCCCGTATAACGGTAAATTAAAACCAAGGCGTGTTGTAGCAAGGGGTTGTGGCGTTGTCATGGCAAATAGAAGAAAACAAACAACAGGAGCTGTTAGAGCATAAAGGAGATTAAAATGCCAGCACATTCAAAAAAGAAAAAAAACATGAAGAAAAAAGGTTATTCAAAAATGCAAGCGGGTGGTGTAGCCGGCATGAAGAAAAAGGGTTTTGCTAAAATGAAAGCTGGCGGAGCTGCCGGCATGAAGAAAAAGGGTTTTGCTAAAATGAAAGCTGGCGGAGCTGCCGGCATGAAGAAAAAGGGCTTTGCTAAAGGTGGCTCTATCAAGAAGATGATGGGCGGCGGCGCGGCAGGCATGAAGAAAAAAGGTTTTGCTAAGGGCGGAGCCATTAAGAAAATGAAAAGAGGCGGTAGAGCTTAATTTATGCCTTATTTACAAAGTAACATCCCGCATTTTAAATGCTGGGTGCGTAGAGAATATACTCACAACCATGAAAAATATCATGGTGATTACTTACACGCGATGGCTATTGCAGTGACAACAGTTCCTGATAGATGTTTAAGTTTTCAAATGATTTTCACTGGTTGTGAGTCAGACTTTGATGAAAGTCAAAACATCAACGGTGGTGCTATGTGGGCAAGAATGCCTATAACGGCACTCGTTGCGGACACACCTTTAGAAGAATGGCCAGAGCCTATGCCTGTGCATTTAGTACAGCCTTGGGATTGTAGCTCACACTATCATTCAATTATAAAGTTTGACAGAACAAGCTCTAGTCCTTGGAAATGCAAGATAGATGGTGAGTTTTATACAGGTAAGTATTTGTTTACAGTAGATTATACTGAGTCTGATATTGCAGATGATCCTGCACAGCATAAACAAAGTCATGTCATAGAATTAACAGACGCTGGTAAATGGACTGGAAATATAGTAGCATTACCTAACAATAGGGTTCGTGCAACAAGCCCTGCGTTATGGGAAACAGGAGAAGGAGCCCCTGATTTTAAACCAAGTCAGTGGATTCATAACGCAGAATGTGATAATAGTTATATGGACCCAAAGGTGACGTTTAATAATTTATACAAGGATTAGATATGGCAACTTCCTCATCAACTGATTTTGAATTAGACGTAGCAGAATATATTGAGGAAGCTTTTGAAAGATGTGGCCTTGAAGTAAGAACAGGTTATGATCTGACAAGTGCCAGAAGATCTTTGAATATCATGTTGGCTGAGTGGGCTAATCGTGGTCTAAATCAATGGACTATTGAACAAAGAACACAAACTGTTACAGCTGCTGACACTGAGTACTCTTTAGGCACGGATGTTATAGATATATTGTCAGCTGTTGTTCGTAGGAACGGTACAGACTTTGCGATCAGTAGAATCAGTCGTGACAGCTATCTTGCAATACCAAACAAAACAAGCACTGGAAGAACCACACAGTTTTTTCTAGACAGACAAATTACACCTAATTTAAAGATATGGCCTGCTCCAGAGAACAGCACAGATGTAATACGATATGATGCGCTTACAAGAATACAAGATGCCGATGCGGCTGTTAACACTCTAGAGATACCATTTAGATTTTATCCGTGTTTGACAGCAGGATTAGCTTATTATCTATCTTTGAAAAAAAATCCACAGCTTACACAGATGTTAAAAGTTGTCTATGAGGAAGAGTTTGAAAGAGCTATGGGTGAAGACAGAGACAGATCTAGTTTCACTGTTACACCCCAATATGCTTATTTTAGGAGTAATTGATGGGTAGGTTTGCGACAGGTAAATTTGCAAAGGGCGTTTCAGATAGATCTGGTATGGTGTATAATCTCCGACAAATGAAACTTGAGTGGAACGGATCCCTAGTTGGTCCAGACGAGTTTGAAAGAAAACATCCACAGCTGGGACCATTTAATGTGCCCGTCGATGGTCAGGCTGTGAAAAATGCAAGACCAGCACGAACAGAAAACCCTGTAGAAAGACTTTTACTGCCAGATGCTTTTTTGTCTGGCTCTTCAGGGTCAGCTGTGATTACAGTGACAGAAACTAGTCACGGTAGAAGCACTGGCGATACAGTAAGATTTAAAAAAGCAAAAGGTTTTGATGGTTTTACTTCAGATGTTATAAATAAAAGTGACGGATACTCAATAACAGTTGTAACTACAGATACTTATACATTTTCTGCATCTAGTGGTACAGCTACAACAGGAGGCTTGTTCGGTGGTGGTAATGACGCTACTGCTGGACCAGTAACGGTGACACCATGAGCTTTACCTTTGCAACACTTAAAACCGCTATACAGGATTACACAGATAATAGTGAAACTATTTTTGTAAATAATCTTAATAATTTTATTAAGGCAGCAGAAGAAAAAATATTTAAAAGCGTAGATTTAGATTTATTTAGAAAAAACGTAACAAGTGCTTTCACGGCATCTGATGCTTTTCTAACGGTACCTGCCGATTATCTAGCGTCCTTTTCTTTGCAAATAACTACATCTGGGTCTGAAAGTTTTTTACTACAAAAAGATGTAAATTACTTGAGAGAATACACACCAGCTTCAACTACAACTGGACTACCCAAATATTATGCTAGGTTTGATACAGATAATTTTATTGTAGCCCCTACGCCAAACAGTAATTACACATTAGAACTTCATTATTACTATCGTCCAGCTAGTTTGACGGCTGGATCTGACAGTGGTACTACTTGGATTAGTACAAACGCACCTTTTGCTTTACTTTACGGATCTCTTGTTGAGGCGTATAGTTTTATGAAAGGTGAACAAGACGTAGTGCAAAACTACAATAATCTGTATTTGCAGTACATGGAAAGATTAAAAGACTTAGGAGAAGCAAGAGAAAATACAGATGGATACAGAGTTGGCCTACCATCAAGGCCGCGAACATAGGAGTAGAATATGGCAACAGCAAACGCAGCGACCAATTATCTAGAAAGAAGATTACTACATTTTATATTTAAAAATAACTCTCTAAGTTTTTCTAGTCCGGGAGACAGTATTTATGTAGGACTTGCAACGGCAGTAAGTGCAGCAGAAACTGGATCTGTAACAGAAGCAACATTTACAAACTATGCAAGACAACAAGTAGCTGCCTCTGGTTGGACAACAATAGGTGCAGATTCTACAGACACCCAAACAGCGATAAATGCAAATAATATTGAGTTCCCAGCTTCTGGTGGAACTAACAACACAATAACACATGTGTTTATTGCAGACGCATCTAGCAGTGGTAATATACTATTTGTTGGTGCATTAGATGCAAGTAAGGCAATAGCAAGTGGTGATATATTTAGAATTAATGCAGGTAACTTAACAATAGAGCTAAAATAATGGCATTAGTATTAAACGATAGAGTAAAAGAAACTACAACAACAACTGGTACTGGAACACTTACTTTAGCTGGTGCAGTTACTGGGTTTGAGACTTTTGGTGCTGGTATCGGTAATAGCAACACAACATATTATGCTATTGTTTTGCCCGGTACATCAGAATTTGAAGTTGGTTTAGGCACATTAAGTAGTGATTCTAGCACTTTAGCTAGAACACCTATAAGTAGTTCTAATAGCGATAATGCAGTTAACTTTAGTTCTGGTACAAAGACAATATTCTGTACAATACCTGCATCAAAATCAGTATTTTTAGACGCTAGTGGTAATGCAACATTAGGTGCAGATCTATCTGTTGGTGATGATCT